GTCCGACGAAGAAAACAAAATGTCTTCAAAGGATATGAAGTATGTTATTAATTCTATTTTATCCGCTTTAAATTTAGACGAATTAGACGAGGATGATAGAGAACAAATTATAAATAAATTTGAAGGTATTGAAGATGAAGAGTCAATGGCACCTGAAGAAGATATACCTGCCGATGAATCCGGTATGGAAGGAGAAGAAGATATGCCACCACCTCCTCCACCACCATCAGGTGAAATGGGTGAAATGACCGAAAATGATGGTTATGATGACATTTCTATGATTGCCGATAATTTATTTAAAGAACATAAAGTTGAGCAGATGTTGTATAAGTATTTTACAAAGGGCAAAAACGAAAAAAAGACAGAACGATTAATCAAAGAAGAAAGACAAAGAAAAATAACAGAAAAAAATAAATTTGTCGCTTCCGAAATTAAAAGATTATCTGAAAGTATTGTTCAAGAAATTTCCGCTAAAAAGTTTATGACTAAATATCCAAAAATCAAATTTGTTGGAAAATCTAATAAAAAGAACTTAGTTTTTGAAAATTCAGATTTTAAACAATTCAAAATAACACCAAAAGGTGATATTATATGAGTTATTTGATTTTTGTTAATGGTCTTGGACCGAATTATAAGGGTGACAATATGTATGAATTTATATTTTCATCTGACGTAAAGGATGTGTGGGATGAAAGTTGGGGGGCAAAACCGGCAAATGGATATCCGAAACCTCCGGTTCTAAAATATATAAAAAAGGTCGGAGTTTTGAAAAATACTGAAATAGAACTTGAGTTAATTCAAAATTCGGACTTTTTTAGTTTTATAGATGCCATGGATGATGTAATAGCATTAGCATGGGAAAAAGAAAATGAAGATATTGATTTTTCTCAGACCAAAAGATTAGTGTTCAGATTTGGTCAAACAGAAAAAGAAATAAAAGATAAATTATATGAACGAGACATTATTCTCGAATTTGAAAAAAACGCAGTTTATGAAATCTAATAAGTATTCAGACCTTGTTAAATTCGGATTGAAACCAAAAACACTTATGACTTTATCCGAGTCAGAAATTAATACACTACATAATAATTTAATTGTTAAAAGACATATTTTGGAACAGTCTTCCCCAATTAAAAAATCCACAACAACTACTACTTATGAATTCAATCCAGGGTCCGCCGGTGTTGTGGGAAATGTTTCAATAAGTAATTCCGGTGGTAAAACTACTGTCACTCCTGTAAAAGAAATGGAAGTGTCAGAAGAATCGGAAAAAAATGATAAGAATAATCCTTGGGCAATATGTCACGCAAAATTGGGACCTAAAAAAACACCAAAATTTGAAAGGTGTGTTAGAGATGTAAAAAAATCTATTAAAGAAGGAAAAAATTATTTTGATGTTTTATTAGAAAAAAAAGTTGTATCTTTGTTGGAAAAACATATGAGACCTAAAATGACAAAGGGGGACTTATTAAGGTTATTGGAAGAGAAAAAAATGAAAACTCCTATTGGTAAAATAGGGTCTTTTGGTGTTAAAGAAGATAAAGATTCTGACACAAAGACCAAAGAACCTAAAACAAAACCAGGAACAAAAGAACCAAAAGCACCACCAAAACCACGAATAGATCCAAGAAGAAATCCTAATCGTGAGGCTCAACCGGATGAAAGACCTAAGGCAAAAAAAGAAACAAAAGAATCCACAACAACCGCACCAACAAAACCTAAAACAAAACCAGGAACAAAAGAACCACCAAAACCACGAATAGATCCAAGAAGAAATCCTAATCGTGAGGCTCAACCGGATGAAAGACCTAAGGCGGAAGATGCAAAGAAAAATATAATAGCAGCTATTGAAAAATTATTACCAAATAAATAAAAAGTTATGAGCAAATACAGAAAAATTAAAGAACAAATAGATTACGGAGACTATCCTGAAAGAATGGATCCTAACTTAGAGAGAAAATTGAGAGACCCTCAAGGGATGTATGCACAAAATCCCGCATTCAAAAGAGGTGAAAAAGATGTACAAAAAATAATGTCCGCTAGATTTAAGACTGTTGTTGATAATTTGAGAAGAGCAACAGGACAACCAAATTTAAGTAGCCAACAGGTTAAATCTATGATTTTTTCTCAAATGATGAGTAGCGTGCAAAATGTAATGAGAATTGAATCTAGATATAAAGAACAATTGGAATCTATAGCAATTGAACACGGAATAAAACAAGTCCAAATTGATCCTGATGAAGTTGTAATTGAGGCATATCTTAATAGATCACCAATAAATGTATCAAATTTTAGATATAGAGAAGAAGATAAAGATGTTAAAGATACTGAAGAAGATGATGATAATGATGGATCGGAAGAAGAAAAAATAAAACAAAACTATGGCTCATTTGATATTGAAGACTTAACAGATGAAGAAGAGTTTGATCTTGAGGTTCATAAAAGAGATATTGTTAATGCATTAATTCAGGGTTCCGCAAAATTAGGTCATTATTTATTTATGAAGCCTGAAGTTAAGAGTCAAGTTGACGATATTGATCCTTCTTTATATAGGCAATACCAAATTATTATGGCGGCTAACGATTTTTTGTATTTTAGTATGGAAAATATGATTGAAGCAATGAGTGAAACTGGACAAGGTGTTGCTGGTAAGGTTGAATTGGAAAATATTGACTCCGAAGAAAGTGGTGAAGAAAGTGGTGAAGAAAGTGGTGAAGAAAGTGGTCCCGACACTAAAGTAAAGGCGTATGGTATGATATTTCCAATACTGTGTCACGAAGTTGTAAAAGGATTGGAAGAAGTACAAGGAAGACATTCGTACAGTGAAAAACCAGGAATGGCGGGTAGAGTTTTAAGAAAAACAGACGTTTTATCAAAAGAACCGATGCAATTAAGAATTGGGCCTGAATTGGTTACTAAACTTAATATGGCGTTACCCGATGAAGTTTTTGAACCTGAAAATTATGGTTTAATGAGATGGTTTAAAATTATTCTATACAAAAAACCGGCTAAAGAATTTTTGGAAATTTTTGAAAATTTAATATCCGAAAAAATGGATATTTTAAAGAAAAAATTCGAAGAAATTTTAGAAGAAGCCAGAGAAAGTAAAAAAGAATACGAAGAATATAGAGAATATGAAAAAAATAAAGGAAGTTATTCATCTGAAACAGATGACGATGATGATAACAACGATGATGATGACGATGATGGATTTGACGATCTTTTCAGTGGTTTAGGAATCACAAGAAGTAAATAAAAAAGTTAAACCCTTCCAAATCGGAAGGGTTTAATATTTATATGATATGGGATTTACAAAAGAACAATTAATAGTTGAATACACCAAGTGTATTAAGAATACACCTTATGCGTTAAAAACGTATTTACAAACCTACGATAATACTGTTTCTCAATACGTTCCTTTAGAACTTTTTCCGGATCAGGAAAGTTTACTTCAGGATTATGAGAATTATAATGAAAACATTGCCTTGAAATATCGTCAGGCGGGGGTATCAACCGTAACTGCTGCTTGGGTTTCAAAGAAACTGGCTTTTGCACAAAAAAAGAAACCGGAAAAAATATTGATAATTGCGAACAAATTGGATACCGCCATTGAGATGGCAAATAAGGTTCGTGCCTTTACTGAACAATGGCCTAAATGGGTTGGAATTGATTTTTCAAAAGAAAAAGATTCACAAAGACATTACAAATTAAATAATGGTTGTGAGGTTAAAGCGGTTGCAACATCAAAGGATGCTCTTCGTGGTTATACTCCTACTATTCTTATTTTTGATGAGGCCGCTTATATTGAGGCTGATAGTGATTTTTGGGCGGCTTGTATGGCCTCTCTTTCTACCGGTGGTAAAGTTATTGTTATTTCAACACCTAACGGATTTGACCCCATTTATTACGAAATATACGATCAAGCTCTCAGAACTATGAATGAGTTCAAAATATCTGAGATGTATTGGTTTAAAGATCCAAGATATACCAAAGACCTTAAACTTATTAAAGTTGAAGATCTAATACATTACTTCCTTAATAGAGAAGATTATAAAAATATTGATATAATTGATTATTCTGACAAAAAGTTTACCGAAAGAAATTTTGATGAAATAAAAGCTAAAATTGCACAAGGGTATAAACCAACCTCAACTTGGTTTGAGGGAATGGTTAAAAAGTTAAAATTTGATAAACGTAAGGTATCTCAAGAGTTGGAGTGTAATTTTTTGGGATCCGGTGATAACGTATTTGACCCGAAACTTCTTCAAGATATTCATCATAATTTCATAAAAGAACCTGAAAATAAAATGATGGGTGGTTCTTTATGGATGTGGAAGGAACCGAAAGCGGATCACAAATATATTCTTGGTATGGACGTATCAAGAGGAGATTCTGAAGACTTTACATCTATCGTTATAATTGATTTTGATGAGAGAGAACAAGTGTTAGAATACTTGGGTAAAGTTCCTCCTGATGTTGCAGCCGAGATTGCTTATAAGTGGGGGATGATGTACAATGCATTTATAGTTATTGATATCACGGGAGGTATGGGTGTTTCAAGTGCAAGAAAATTACAAGAGTTAGGATATAAAAATTTATATATAGACAATATTGAGGCGAATAATCCTTGGAAATATAACGCAAAATTACTTGATAAAATACCCGGGATAAACTTTAATAATAAAAGAGTTCAAATCATCGCATCTTTCGAAGAAGCCATAAGACACGGATTTAAGATTTATAGTCAAAGATTGTTTAATGAAATGAATACTTTCATTTACATAAATGGAAGACCGGATCACCAAAAAGGTCATCACGATGACTTAATTATGGGAATATCAATGGCGATTTATGTTGGGGAAAGCTCATTTTCACAACTTAAAAAAGTAGGGGAACAAACAAAAGCAATGCTTGAATCTTGGACAGTTACTTCAAATGAAAATGTATCTAAACAAGTCGCATTTAATCCTGTAATTCCTTCAGGTCCTATGATGGGTAATCAAAGATCTTTCACCGAACCATCGAGGAAAGATTATGAAACTTACGGATGGTTATTTGGTGGTAGACGATAGTATTTATAAAAAATCTAATTATATTAAATTTAGTAAATGGAGCAGAATAATAAAAATATGACAATTTGGCAACGACTTTCGACAGCGTTTGGTCCAAATTCATTACTGAATCAGGATTACCCAACATTCAGATATGACAAGAAAGAATTATTAAAAACCACAAACCAACAAGAATACGAAAAACAAAAATTACAAGCGCAACAAACCGTATATCTTGCAAATCAGTGGACAAAAATTGAAAATAACTTATACACGCAAGGGGTTTATTTCGAACCAACAAGATTAGCATCCTACTACGATTACGAATCAATGGAATATACTCCCGAAATATCTGCAGCTCTGGACATATACGCCGAAGAATCCACAACAACGAGTGAAAATGGATTTGTTCTAAAGATTTATTCTGAATCAAGAAGAATTAAAGGGGTTTTGGCTGACTTATTCAACAATGTTTTAGACATCAATACAAACCTCGTAATGTGGACAAGAAACACCTGTAAATACGGTGATAACTTTGTTTATTTGAAATTAGACCCGGAAAAGGGAGTTGTTGGTTGTGTTCAATTACCAAATATTGAAATTGAAAGGGTTGAAAGAAGTATGAAGGGTAAATCCAATTTAAATCAACAAGGTGGTGAAAATGAACAAAAGGCTCTTAAATTCCATTGGAAAGATAAAAATATGGAATTTAACACTTGGGAAATTGCTCACTTTAGATTACTTGGTGATGATAGAAAACTTCCCTATGGAACATCAATGCTTGAAAAGGCGAGAAGAATTTGGAAACAACTTTTATTATCCGAAGATGCAATGTTAATTTACAGAACATCAAGAGCACCTGAAAGAAGAGTGTTTAAAGTGTTTGTTGGTAATATGGATGATAAGGATGTTGAAGCGTATGTACAACGTGTTGCAAATAAATTCAAAAGAGACCAAGTAGTTGATTCTAAAACCGGTAATGTTGATTTAAGATTTAATCAAATGGCGGTAGATCAGGATTATTTTATTCCTGTTAGGGATACCGCACAGGCCTCCCCAATTGAAACTTTAGCGGGTGCTCAAAACCTTTCAGAAATTGCTGATATTGAATATATCCAAAAGAAATTATTAACCGCATTAAGAGTTCCAAAAGCGTTTTTAGGGTTTGAAGAAGTGGTTGGTGATGGTAAAAATCTTTCATTACAAGATATTCGTTTTGCAAGAACCATTAATAGAATTCAAAAAAGTATGTTGTCGGAATTAAATAAAATTGCAATCATACATTTATTTTTACTTGGTTTTGAAGACGAACTTTCAAACTTTGTTCTCACACTTAACAATCCATCAACTCAAGCTGATCTTCTTAAAGTTGAAGTATGGAAAGAAAAAATAACACTATATAAAGATGCTGTGGCAATGATAGATGGTATTGCACCTGTTTCACAATCTTGGGCTAAAAAGAATATTCTTGGATTCTCAGATGAAGAAATTAAGCTTGACATTCAACAACAAAGAATTGAAAAGGCGGTCGCCAAAGAACTTGAAAACACACCAAATGTTATTATGAAAACAGGTATATTTGACAACATTGATAAATTATATGGTACTACAACAGGAACTACTGGAGGTGGAACCGCAGTTGAGGGTGGCGGTGAAGGTGGCGGAGGAGGTGCTGAACCGGCAGGATTAGGAGGTGCCCCTCCTGATATGGGAGGATCTGAACCACCTGGAGGAGAGGCTGGTGGGTTAACTCCGGAATCAAAACAAGATAATTTAAACATATTATTAGAGAGTGATGATATGTTATCAGAAGATTCATTTATTGATTTATCAAAAGGAAAAAATTCTTTAGGATTAATTGAACAAGAATTAGACAAACTTCTAAATAGTTAATATTTATTATAAAATTAAAACTATGGAATTCGGTTTATTAAAATCTAAAATAGAAAAAAAGTTAAGTGATTCATATATGAATGAATCATTCAAAAAAGAATTTGCAACTTTCAAAAAGTTAGTATTAGAAAATGAATCTTTAAGTAAAGCATTTCACATATACAATGAATTAGGTGAAAAAAAGGGTTATAATGATAGGTTTGCGGAAGATTTTTTAGAAGAATGTGTCGATCTATATAATAGATTGGAAGTTGAAGAAAAATCAATTTTTTTATTAAATAAATGGGTTAAAAATGTAGTGACCGAAAATAATTATAAAACTATTGACACAGTATTAAACACTAATTCTGTACTAGTTGAAGAGAGAATTAAATCAAAAAATCAAATTTTAGAAAATCTTAAAAGTAAAAAAGAAGAAAAAAAATCTATTAATATTCCAATAGAAAAAATGGTTGAGATTGCAAATAAAAACTTGAACAATCATTTATCACAATTATCTGAATCTGAAGTTAAACAAATAAAGAAATACACATCTCTCTCAAAAGATGAATTAAATAAAAGATATGAAGTTATTAGTGAAATGGTATTTGAAAAGTTAGAAATACTATCAAAATCATCAGATAATGAAACTAAACAAAAAATTGACGAAACTGTAAAAAGAATAAAAACTCAAGACATCAATACTTTAAGTTTTATTAAACTTAAATCATTGAATGAAACATTATAGTTTACCCGAAATAAATTTCTGTTTGTAAATTGCTTTTTTCTTTTGAGTTCTTAATACAACTGACTTTTTTGTATATTCTTTTTTGTCTCGTAAAATCTCGTTTTGCTTGGACTTAATAACTTTTTGTTTCAGGATTTTAAGTCCTCTCTCCAAATTTATACTTTTATCAAGATTTATTATTATCATATAATATAGAAATATCTTAATATTATAAAAAGTTTTTGACTAACGAATATTATTTTCATATTTTTTCATAAAATAAACTTTATTAACATGAAAATTAATGAAAAAAGGTAAAAACCTTAAAATTGCCGGACATAAGTCCTTCAAAATTAACTACGGAACTGTCGACTCAAAAAATTTAAAATCCATTTATCTTAACATCCAAACTTGGGCTGAACCAAAAAAAGAAATTTTAACTCCAATTAGATCTGTAAATCTACTTTCAAGAGAAATCAAACACACAATTTACAACGTATTAGATAAAAATTTATTCAATGAAAAATTCATTGTTGATCTTGATTTGAGATCAAGTGGGATACAATTAGGAAAAAAATCATTTCTAAATTTAGAATGTATTTTATATCCAAAAATAGAAGATGATTTTAAGTCCTATAAATTGAAAAATGAAATAAAAAAAATATGTGATTCAATAATAAAATATAATTTTTTAAATTCTGAATCTTATAATTTCACACTAACAAAAAAGGATAAAGTGATTACAGAAATAAATAATTAACTTTTTAATATATTTATATTAAAAGTTCAAATGAAAATATTAGCACCAAATGAGGTCGGTAAAGGTATTCTTATTGAATACGATGCCGGATATGTATCACCAACAGAAAAGCATAATTTAGAATTTTTATCTGAATCTAAAAATTTTTTAGATTATTCAAAACCCTTTGAATTTTATGCTGTTCTACAAAAGTATAATACACCAAATAGAAACGGAAGAATATACCCGGAAAAGATTCTTAAAAGAGAATCTGAAAACTATAAAAAAATGATTCAAAAAGGGACAGCACTTTCTGAATTAAATCACCCCGAATCATCTTTAATTGACTTGGATCGTGTATCACATCTCATTACTGATGTATGGTGGGAAGGTAATATTCTTATGGGTAAATTGAAATTATTAACCTCACCCGGATTTCACGAAAGAGGTATAATTTCCTGTAAAGGAGACATGGCGGCGAACTATTTAAGACAAGGTGTTACATTAGGAATCTCTTCAAGAGGAGTTGGATCACTTGCAAAAAAAGGTGATCAAAATGAAGTACAAGATGATTTTGAATTAATTTGTTTTGACTTAGTTTCATCACCATCAACCCCTGGCGCTTATTTGTTTTTGAATGCTGAAGATAGAAATAAGTATGAAGAAAATTTAGAAGAAGAAAAACAAATTAAACAAAGTAGAATCACTGATATGGAAACATCCCAATCAAATAAATCATTAGATTTAATGAAAAAATTGGATAGTTTTTTAAATAGGTAGTTGACTTATCAAAATACTTTTAAGATATTTAAATAAAAAATTATGGAAGAAAAGTATTTTGTTGCAAAAATTCAGTATGATCTACCTGATGAAGCCACAGGTAAAATTAAAAAAATAAGAGAAGAAAAATTAGTTAGAGGGTTTTCTGTTACTGATGTAGAGGCTAAAGTAACTAAAGCTTATGAAAGTTTTAGTCAAGAATGGAGAATCACATCAGTTGCTGAGAGTAAAATTGATGAGGTTATTAACTAATAACTAAACTATTTTTTAACAAAGGAGAGTCAAAAACTCTCCTTTTTTATTTATGGTAATATTTATATTGTAAATAAACGGGAAAATTTGTTGTAATCACAATAAAAATTAAATTGTGCTTTTTCAACAAATAGAAATATTTATATAAAAAATATTTTTTAAATGGCAGAAAAAAAATCTTTAGTAGAAGAAACATTACTCCAAATGAAAGATTTGGAAAATGTAATTTCTGAAAACGCAAAAGGAATACTTCAATCTACAATGAAAGAAGAAATCGGAGAATTAGTAAAAGAATCCTTAATGGAACAGGATGATGAGACAGATGTTGAACCGGAAGAAGACGAAATGGATGTGGATGATGAATCAGATGTTGAAGACGCCGAAGATGATACGGAAGTTGAAGACGAGGTTGAAATTGACACTGATATAGAAGACACAGACATGGAAGATGACTCAGAAGATGATTTTGAAATGGATAATGCTATGGGATTATCTGATGAGCCTATCGATTTGACCGGAGCTTCTGATGATGAAATACTCAAAGTTTTCAAAGGTATGGGAGAAGAAGATGGAATTATCATTAAAAAAGATGATAATGTAATTAACTTGGAAGATACCGAAGAAGACGTTCATTACAAAATTCAAATGGGAGAATCTGATGAAGATTATTTCTCAGATGAATATAGTGATGAGGATGAAGGATTTGTAACAGGAGGTGATATGTTCTCCGAAGAATCTGATGACGAAATGGGTGAAGTAGTTTATGAAATTGAAATGGACGATGAATTATCTGAAATGGAAGACGATGAATTATCTGAAATGGAAGATGAAGTTGTTTATGAAATTGAAATGGACGAAGAATCCGATGAAGAATTAGATGAAATGTCTGATGAAGAATTAGATGAAGAATCTGATGAAGATTATTTAGAAGAAGCTTTCAAAGCGAAAGGTGTAAAGGGTGGAAAACCTAAATTTCAGTACAAAAAAACAACAGGAGGATTTAAAGAAAAAATGAAACAAGGTCCTAAATCTGTTGGTACAGGAAGTGCTAAGAAATTTAAATATGGTCAAGGTGAAAATGCCGGTGATAAGTTAGGTAAAAATAAAATTGTTAAAAAAATAGAAACTAAAGAAGCTTCAAGAACTTTAGGTGCTGGTAGATATTTCGGTAAGAAAGGTTTACCAAAACCAAAAGCCGCTCCAAGACATCTTAGAGTCGAATCTCAAGAAGTTGAATTAAATTTACTAAGAGAAAAAAATGAAGAGTATAGAAAAGCTCTTAATTTATTCAGAGGTAAACTAAATGAAGTTGCTGTTTTCAATTCAAACTTAGCTTACGCAACAAGATTATTCACTGAACACTCCACAACCAAGCAAGAAAAAATCAACATCTTAAGAAGATTTGATTCTGTTGAAAGCTTAAAAGAGTCAAAATCTCTTTACAAAATAATAAAAGATGAACTTTCATCTCAAAAAACCAAAAATCCAACAAAGGGATCTATTCAAGAACAAATTGAAAGAACTCCTTCTTCTGGTTCTGCGGTTAGCTTAATTGAGTCAAAAACTTATGAAAATCCTCAATTTATGAGAATGAAAGATTTGATGGTAAAAATGAACATCAAAAAATAAACTAAAAATTAAATAAAAAACAAAATGGGTGCATTATTAGAAAGTGGTCTCGTTGGTAACATTGGTTTAAAACACCTTAAAGTTATTAAAGAAGACACAATTGGAAAATGGGACAAACTAGGATTCTTAGATGGTCTTAGAGGTCACCTTAAAGAGAACGTTGCTCAGTTATATGAAAACCAAGCATCATTCTTAATTAACGAAGCTTCTTCTACAGATTCTTCTGGTTCTTTTGAAACAGTTGTATTCCCTATCGTAAGAAGAGTATTCTCTAAACTTTTAGCTAACGATATCGTGTCTGTACAAGCTATGAACTTACCTATCGGTAAATTATTCTACTTCGTTCCTAAAATTCAGGGATATAGTGGAGGAACTGATACGAGAAGTGGTGAACACAGAGCACCAATCGGATCTCCCGGAAACTATCCTGGTATTAGTGACGCTGGTTACACAGACTCTACAGGTGGTTACAAGAAAAATCTTTATGATTTATTCTATGAAGGTTCTGAACCTACATTAAATCCTGCTGGTTTGTTTGACTATTCAAAAGGTCAATGGACTGCAATCACTCAACCAACAACAGTTGTAGAATGGAGCAATGGTGATTTAGTTCCAACTAACTCAATCACAGGTGAACAAAGAAAGATCTTGATCAAAATGTGTGGATTCAATGATACCGGATATGGTAAATTGATCGGACCTGATGGTTCTGAAATGGATACTGAGACATTCCTTTCTGATCTTCACATCGTAGCAGGAACAGGTTTAACATTAGAAGCTGGTTGTGTTGACACAGCTGCAAGCGCATTACCTTTCAGAGTTGTAACTCAGAAATATGGTAAAGGTATTGTTAATCCTAACTACAACACACCAACTACAAGTTGGCCTAATACAAGTGGCGGTAAATATACTGATGTTTGTAATGTTGAGGGTTGTATTATCCTTGAAGTTGACCTTCAATGTCCTGTATGTATAAGCTGCGGACAAAGTTCTCCTGACGGATACAGTGGCGCTACAGTAACAGAAGCATTATCCGGATCTTCTTTCACAGCTGTTTTCAGAAGATATCAAGAGCTTGAATTTGAAGATAAAATCGGAGAAGTTTCTTTTGATCTTGAATCAGTAACAGTTTCTGTAACTGAAAGAAAATTAAGAGCACAATGGTCTCCTGAATTGGCTCAAGACGTTGCGGCTTTCCACAACATCGACGCTGAAGCTGAACTTACAGCATTACTTTCTGAGCAAGTTGCTGCTGAGATCGATAGAGAAATCTTAAGAGATCTTAGAAAAGGTGCGGCTTGGACTTTAAGATGGGATTACAATGGTTGGAAGAGACTCGGTTCTACAACATCTTATACTCAAAAAGATTGGAACCAAACTCTTATCACCGCAATCAACCAAGTTTCTGCACAGATTCACAAATCAACTCTTAGAGGTGGTGCTAACTGGATCGTGGTTTCTTCTGAAATCAGTGCAATATTTGATGATCTCGAGTATTTCCACGTTTCAAACGCTTCTCCTGAGCAAGATCAATACAACATGGGTATTGAAAGAGTTGGTACTTTAGCAGGTAGATACCAAGTTTATCGTGATCCTTACTTCCCACCAAACACAGTATTGATGGGTCACAAAGGTACATCACTTCTTGACACTGGTTACATCTACGCTCCATATGTACCTCTTCAATTAACACCTACAATGTACAATCCGTTCAACTTTACTCCTATCAAGGGTATTATGACGAGATACGCTAAGAAAATGGTTAACAACAGATTCTACGGACGTATCCAAGTTGATGGTGTTAGAACATTTGATCTTCAAGAGTTGAGATAATCTTCTCTAATCAAATAACAAAGGAGACAAGAAATTGTCTCCTTTTTTTTTAATATAAAATTTGATTGTGTTTTTTTAGAATTCTGTATCCTAACCCTATACGAGGTTCAATTTGTGGAATTGAAAATGAGATTAAATCTTTTATCTCAAATAATATTTCATTATTTTCACCTTCCAATTTTACATTATCAAAATATTTGTATCGATTTTTATCAAAATCGGATTTAATTTTTGCGAACGATGATTCAAATGAAATTAATTCATCCATCATTTTTTCTAAATGAAGTAAGTGGGGTGATAAAATTTTGTGATGAAAATCTTCATCTACTTTCTGTAAATAAGAAAAAAGTAGGTATTCTTTATATTCAGAATCTATAGGAGATTCAACATACCAAGTTAGAGATAATAAGTTTTCCATAACTTGCTTTTTATATAAATATTATTCTTCTTCTATTTGTGTTGTAGGTGAATTAAATGATATTTTTCTTAAAGCTTTAGATAATACTTCTGTCTCAGTCAAGGTGAATGCATTTCTTTTATATGCTGACTGACACGCTTGAATTAAACAATATAGTGCTTGTTCGTTGTTAAGTTCCGTTATAAACTTATCTAAATCCTCAATTTTATAATAATTTATTGAGTCAAATAACACACCAATTGGTGATTCTTCACTACCTAATAGTTTATTAATGTCTGACATAATTAGTTAATTAAGATATTTATAATATAAGTTATTAATTATAGAATGTCCACTAATAAAAAGATTTTCAACGAAGCTACATCTACAGGGGATGTTGGTAATTTCAGAAATCCTTTAGTCATCGGCACAAGATTTTGGGAAAAAACCGAATTAGAACCATTTATAGATAGTGTTTCAAAATTTCATAACCCCCAACTTGCATACGACAGTTATGATGGTAAATTAAATGTTAGTAAAAAAAAGGCGAAAGAGATGGAAAAACAATCTGATAAGATGTCAAAGTATATTCAAAAAAATAATAAAAATAACGATGATGATGGTAATAATTTAAATGGTGGAAATGGTCCTAAAGTTAAAACTAAATCTTTAAATGAAGATTTGGGTGTATGGTTTGGAACTAAGAAAAAACCTAAAGGTAGTTCTCAACCAAAAGGTCCGTGGGTTAATATATGTAGAAAAAAAGAGGGTGGAGGTCATCCCCCTTGTGGTAGACCGGAGGCTGAATCAAAAGGTTATCCAAAATGTAGAGCCGCGGGTGTTGCCGCAAAAATGACAGATGCGCAGAAAAGATCGGCATGTCAACAAAAAAGAAAGGCAGAAAAATCAAATCCAAAAACAGGAACCGGAAACAAACCTAAAATGGTTAGTTATAAGCCAAAAAAAGAATCAGTAATAGAAAATTTAATTCAAAAAGTTCTAAATAGGTTGATCGGATAGTTTATTTAGTATGTTTTTCAATGAATGTTTTATGTTGGATTCAATTTCTTTTTCTAACTCTATTCTTTTTCTATCAATTTCCTGATCTATTAATTGATTTATTTCTGTAAGATACTCATCATTTTCAAAATAAACATTATGACTATAAATGTGATTTATTAGTGTCACCATTCTATTTTCTATAACAATAAACATTTTTTGATTGTCATTTTTTATGTATCTTTTGTTTGAAATAGGTGCAATCGTCAGTTGAGAATCTTTGAGAGAGATGAGTTTTTTACATATTTCATAACATATTGATTCCTCTTCCTCAACCGGTCTTTTCGGATCAAATTTACTTTTCAGATAAAGATATATTTTAAATAATATTTTTGGTATATATCCCACAATTTCATTATTTTTCATATTACAAATTTAAAACTTTATTTAGAAAAATAAAACTTGATTGGTTAAAAATTTTATTTTATCTTTATAAAAAATTTATTATGTCAAAAGTTAAAAATGGAGACACAGTTAGTGTCCACTACACCGGGAAATTAGAGGATGGAACTATTTTTGATAGTTCATTACAAAATGATAGACCCCCTCTTACCGCAACATTGGGTCAAGGTCAATTAATCAAAGGTTTTGAAGATGGTTTAATTGATATGGAAGTTGGGGAAAAGAAAACAATCAAAATTGAATCGAAAAATGCTTATGGCTCACACAGAGAAGAAATGGTTGTTGAAGTTCCAAAAACAAATCTTCCCGCTGATGTTGAGGAAGGTCAAATGCTTCAAGCAATGACTCAGCAAGGACCTGTAAATGTAAAGGTTGTTGAATTAAAAGAAGATTCCGCAGTTTTGGATGGCAATCATCCTTTGGCAGGTAAAGATCTTATTTTTGATCTTGAACTTGTTCAGATCGGTTAATTTAACCAAATTAAAAACCCCTCTTTTGAGGGGTTTGTTATTTTAATTTAAGTAATTTTAAAAATTCTAACCAAGTATCCAAATCATTTTCATTTCTACCTATGTTTGCAGAATAACAAGTTAAGACTACATTGTCTTTAACATATCCTTTATTTCTATCTAATCTATCTAATGAGGGTTGTTGGGGGTTTTTGTGTTTATTTGACGGTATTAAAGGAACCTTGAACCAATAACATAATCCGTTTTGTTTCTCGAACATTTCGTTTATATCTTCTACCGTTAAAGAATTTTTTATTCCTCTATTTTTCGAATCGTGAATAAGAGTGTTTTGCCACAATCTTATTCTTCTTTCTTTTTGTTTCAACCCTTCTAATTTTCTAAATTGTTCGCTTTCTCTTTTTTTTCGTTTATAACTTCTTGTTATTTCCAAAACACATTCTTTACATTTAGTTCCTCTCTGAGATTTATAAAAATCATCAGTAGTTTTGGTTAGTTTACATTTAGAACATATTTTAATATCCATACATATAAATATATGGGTATACATAAAAAGACCAAAAAAAAAGGGAAATTAATTTCCCTTTTTATTTAACAATACGGTGGGGAACATCTTTTTTTACCATCTAATCCTTTCATACGACCTTGGCAAACTTGTACGGCGAACCCATTTCCATATGCTGAGGGCCAAACCTTAAACTTCGCTTTTGCGGCTGCTTTACCTCTTGCACATAATTTAGTTCCCGCTTTTTTACGACCTTCGGTCATCATACCATCATCTGACATAAGATCAAAGTCAGTTTTTGATTCATTCATTAAAAAATCAAAAACTTGATCTATTGATTCTTTGGCGGTTGCGATATGATCTTGAGCCCAATCGTGACCACTTTCTAAGACTTGAGATATCATATTTTCATCCATTTCTAATAACAAATCACATTGTCTTTTTATTTGTTCAAGATTTTGGAAAAACATATACCTTTGATTTTCTTGTTCTTGTAAAACTTTTTTTACAATTCTATAAAGATCGGATTCGTCTAACTTAATGTTTTTCTTCTTAGCTTCCAAATATTTGTCTAATGGTAAATCACTCTTTTTAATTGGACTATAAGGTTCGGTTTCTTTCCATTTCTCCGCTCTACCACCACCCACTTCAATACCGGGTGTTTTATACATCTTTCTTCTCATTCTACTTTGGAATGACTCATCTTCATCATCTGTATCTAAATAACCTTCCGGTGTGTCTAAATCATCGGTATGTCCCATCTCATATGGGTTTTCATATTCGTTTTCGTCATCGATTGGTTCATCATTTGGATCAAAAGAATACATAAAAGGATCATTAGTTGTAGGATCCTCTTCTTTATAATCGAAATCATAAGGATTAATGGGTCTTTTCTTCATATTATTTCTTATTTACAATTTGGAATTTTATTGTTCTCTTATAAGTATCCACAACACCACTTGTGTTCACTTTTATATCTATAAAATATTCATTAGGTAGTTTATCTCTTGTGTCAAAAATGAAGTAGTATTCATTTGTTGTTCTATTCAATTTAGTCCAATCTTGGACTTGAACTTCGGTATTACCTTCTCTAACAAAAACTCTGTAATATGCATCAACATTCTTAAGTAATTGTTTCGGTGTATACGCCTTTTTAATAACAACACCAACTTTTCTGATATCGGTATTTAATATTTTTTCATCTTGTTTGATACCATAAAAATCAAATCCATATATTTCCGGTTCTTTTGATTGAACTCCCAATATAATTTTATTTTTATATGGTTGTAATGCGAAATCGTTTTCAATATTTTGAAGTGTTTCACCATTTAATTTTATGTTTGACCAGACATCTGTAAATTGACAAGGAGTCTTAAATCCGTTTATAGGGGGTATATTTACCTCATAAACACCTTTTGTTCTTCTACAAGTAGGTAGATTAGTAAGAGGAGGGATCGGGTCTCCATTAGGGTCTAAAATCGTTACTGTTGGATTTTGATCCAAGTTAACATAATCACCATTTATGTATGCGAAAAGATATAACTTATTTGGTGAGTTTTCCACAAACAAATTTCTATCATCTTCTACTAAATCATTATAAGTTGTTAAAAGATAAGGTTCGTAAAATGTTTGAGTATGTCTTGTAAAGAAAGATACACTATAGTTTGATGTTAATCCTGTTATAGTTTCAAATTCAGGTCTATATGCGATACCCCAACCTGAAACATCAGTTATTGTTCCATTTAATATACCATTAATTTCATTTGTCATATTGAAATTAATATCTTCATTCCCCTTATCAAAATGTTGAATATCAACTATGACCAGATCATCATAGTTAACAAATTGTGATTCGTTTTTGTTGTTATAAATTCCATCTTCAGACCAAAAATCCAAGTTTGTGTTTTGAAACCAGTTGGAAGGTCTATCAGAAACCGGATTATCAATTAGAGGTTCAGTCATTAACTGAACTCCGGCAAAATAATTTAATGATTTATCCGTATCTGTAAAATCATATCCTACACCTTCATCCCAATGTTGGGGATTACCTGTTGTTCCAGAGGTTTTGGGTATTCTAAATAAAATCAAATCGAAAGAACTTGATCTTTTTCTTTCATCGGAATTGAATGTGTTTAAAAGTTCGTTATTGAATTTAATTGTGTTTGTCATTGTTAAAGTATGTGTTAATCCATCAACGCAACTTGTGCTTATAGTTCCATTTAGAACTTTCTCTAACAATGTTGTAAAATCAATTTGGAAAATAAATCTACTGAATCCTGCAGGTGAAATACTTAGTTTATTTGAACCATAAAATATATCTGTAACCGGATTTCGTCCGGTATTAAGTAAACTATCAGAAACGATTGTGTTATTTTTACTAAAATATGATCTATGTATTGACATCATTATTTTAATAATAAATATCAATAATTAGTTAATTCTGATATTTTTGTTGAGGATTGTATTTCCTGCGTTTTGTAATTCTGATAATATTTTAGCGGTAGATGTTCCGTCAGTAGAAATTTTAATTGGAGGTAATCCGGGAAATGCGTGAACATGACTTATCAAGAACCTAATAACTAAGTTCAAAAATTTAATCAGTTCCTCACCCCTTACAAAAGAATTTGTATTAGGCATGATATTTTCTGCTAATATTTCTTGGCTAATTCCCCTTAATGTGGACTCATCTAATATTATTCTTTGCCCATCCGGAATTTGTGATTCGTGAGACAAAAATACTAACCTATCGGCACCAATAACTCCATATGTTGTTGAAACATTATCTCTTGTGATATCTTTTACATAATCAATTCTTGGTATTGTTTGTTGTCCGGTTTTGTCTTTAAAAAAAATTAATCCAAATCCATCTTTACCCTCTTTTTTAAATTTTATTTTATTTGCAATATTACTAACATTCTGATATTCCGGTAAGTCGTTAGACGCTCCCGTGGAAATCCATTTGTATGTTAGTTCTGAAGGTTTGAATATTATTGGGTGTGGATTTTCAATTTTTAAAATCGGATAAGGATCAATATTTAATTTTCCTTTATTAGTTTCTTTAATTACTTCATTTATTTTTTTTGTCACCTCTTCAGATGATAAATTATCAAACGTTAATTTTGTTATTAAAGATTTATCCGAAATAGAGGAAGAAATTGTTATGTTATTTGTGGTGTTTGCCGAAGTTTGAGGTAGTCCATATATATAAACTTCTAATCCAAAATTATCTGCCTGATTTTCAGGTCTTAAAATATTCCATTCAATTAAAGTTTTTACGAATTGAACATTTTGTTCTAATCTTATTTGTGGATTAGTTCCGTTGAAATTTATCCTATCTCTAAAATTAGATAACTGAACAAAACTTCTTGTCTTTTTTGCACTCACATTCAAATTTCTGTTGTCAGGAATTGTGGTGCTTTTACCGGATCTTAATACTATATCATTTTCTCTTACAATTATATCACAAGTTCCTCTACCAAGTAAAGCACTATCATCAGGTTCAGGAAAAACTCCATTCGTTGTTGATTGATAGTATTCTCCATTTTGAGGGTTTTTAAGGTTTACCGAAGGTTTTAGCAACATATCTTTAGTTGCGAACATTCTTGACGAGACCGCCTCTTCTCTGAATAAAGTCAAGGGAGATGAAAAAGTCCCTTGAATGTAATATTGTTCACTAAATTTTTTCTCAGGATTCGGCCAAATAACATTAACAGATTCACCTAATTTGGGTGTTACTTTAACAAATAAAGGTAATAAAGGTAAAAAACAAAATGGATCCATTGCAGTCCATTTAAACTCAGGTTTTAAATCACCATCTATTTTCGTTTCCACACCGTTATAGGTATTAGGTACGGAATCTAATATTGCACTATTATTTAATCCATCAGTTGTCGTATCAAAAAAAATCCTAACCCTGTTCAACATTAAAGGGTCTTGAACATCTTTAACTATTCCGGTATATATGTATTTCTTATCCATTTAACGTTTCACTCTTTTTTCATATTCTTTTAATACTTTATTATATAAAACTTCTGTTGTATCTAAATGTTTGGTAAGTTTTATAATTGTCATTTTTGTTTGTTCAAAATCATTATTCAGATAATCTAAACACAATTGTAATTCTTTGTTTGTACTATCATTAATATTTTTCAATATTTCATTTATTTTATGTCTATCATCCATTTTTTTTACATTTTTTTACCAAAAATCGCACCATTTGGTTTTGTAACCCCTACAGGTGTTTGGGCGAGAGGTTTTATAAAAATTTGAACCTTCCCGTTCTCCGCATCTTCTTTTTGGGTTGCGGCAATAGAACCGAATAAACTTGCTAACATAAGATTAGGACTACCATCAGGCATGGGACCTGTCGGTAAACCTAATTTTTGAAACTCTTCAATGGCGTTTATTCCCGCTCTAGCAGATGAAAAACCACTTAATAATTCAGAACCTGCTAATAAAAATCCTGGCAACTTCAGTGAAGACCCCAAAATAGTTAATAATGCCAATATTTCATCAACCACACTTTTACATCTTCTCCAATCATCAACAAATTTTGATACTATTAGTAATATTTCAACTAATTTTAAAATTATGGATATTTTCTTTTGTGCGGTTTCCCTTGCAACATCACTCACTATTTCTCTTATTAAGGTTTTAATGTCTTTTTTTATTATTTCAAATAGTTCCTGAATAAATAAACCACCTATTTTTGACATCACATTTGTTGTATATTTTTTGAATGTTTTAATAAATGTGACAAAATCTTCCACTAAATCAACTCCGGTATTGGTCAGAAAATTACTTACACCAACTTGTTGGATTGCCTTAATCATTATCATTATAGGTAAAATAACTTTTGGAGACAATAAAGACATCATAATAGCTTTAGGTAAAGACTCTAAAAAACTTAAATCTAAGTTTAACTCTAAATCAAAATTATTAGGAAACAAAAGTTTCCATCTTTCATCTTCTGAAATTATACTTGTTAGAGATTCTGCAATGTCCTGTTCTTCTTTTTTTGATGTAGCCTGATTGAATTGTAAAACACCATCTATTATGGCCCTAGAATCTATTGGTAATAGGACATTCTCACAATCCTCAAACTCCATAACACCATTTTTAATGTTTGTTGTAACTTGATCAATAAATCTTAAATCAATATCTGTAAATTCAAAAAATGACTCATCAACTCCGTCTAATTCTGCAACCTTTGAATTACCGGTAACGTCAATTTCTTTTTTAGAGTCAAAACATAAACCTAATATTCTCTGTAGTAAAAGTGCAAATTTATTTTTCATTTCTATTTCACCAACACCAATGTTCATTTGAAATGAAAACGCCCCTGTGATTAAATCCATCAATTGTAAAAAAAGATTGTTTACATCAACAAGTTGAATTGACCTGTAATATTCTACAAAAAAATCAAAAACTTTATTAAAATTATTTGGCGAACCTCCGGCCAATCTTACTCTGAAGAAATCACCTGTTATATTACTTGGTGGAATAGAAGTTACATATGCAATATCAAAAAGTTTATTTCCTGAAATACCGATAAAATCAACAGGAACGTTAACTTGTTGTAATCGTGACCACAATTCTCTATTCATACTAAATGGAAAACTTTTTGGTTGTGGTGCGGTCTTTTCATACGCCGCAGCCATATTTTCTTCCTCCGGAGATCTCTTCAAAAGATTTTGAATATCTACGCTTTTTACTTTTATATAAATTGTTAGACCATCTGGAAATGTTTGTTGTTGCGAACAACCAATCGCGTTTACAGATTCCTTAAAAAGAATTTCTAATAATTTTGGTTGGATATTAAGAGCTGCTTGAATGAATTTTGATTTTATATATCTAATTGTTGCAGAACCATTACCCGAATTAAATTGTGCGATGTTTAACATTTGGTTCAACTGAGTTTTCACCTCTCGTTGATACCTTTTTTTCTTGTCTTTAAGTTTTTCTACTGATGTTGAAACATTTTTTTTCGCCTTAGCGAGATTGTCCTTTTGTTCTTGGATTAATTTTTTTCTATCTCTTTTTATTTCTAACCAAGTACGTGAGGCCTTTATTTTACTTTCAACACTTTCATATGAGTTGTTTAAATCTGTGGACATCATAGTTTATAATTTTCATTGGATTTATCAACATCTCTTTCAATAATTGATTGCACCAAATCTTGATCCAAATCATCCAATGTAAAATCTTCTTGTTCTTTACTATTTTTTTCCCAAATACTAGATTGTAATTTAGATAGTGTTAACTTTTTTTCTACACAATCATTTATGATTTTTTGTTGTTCTTTTATAACCGGACCTATTGTCTGCATATCTTCAGGATCTTTCATAAAGGAAAGCATTTTATTCTGAATTCTTATAGCGGTATTTCTCTGTTCAACAATTTCATTATAAATTTCTTGCATAACAGATAAAATTGAATCTTTTGTAAACTTAATTTCTTTCTTCTTAGGTCTGCTCATAAATTATAAATATTTTGTATTAGTTTTTTAAAACATCACTCAAAATATTGAGATATAATTTTTTATACTTTTTCATTGCACTTCGTATCTCTTTGGTGGTTAAGTTTGTCATTTCTCTTAAAGATAAAAGAACTATATTTTTGTTAAACTTATTATTGTCGGTTGCCGAAAACATAGTTTCATAGTTTTCAAATATTTCCAATAATGCAATACCTAACTTTTTTTCATTATCATTCAATTGATTTTTATCAATGAATAATCTTAAATCACATTTGAAATCATTAATCAAAGTTTCTGTGCTTAATTCATCCGATTCAATTTTATATGAAAATCTAACATCCTCTTCTAATGACGCGGATATATCTTCATATGAAATTTTCCTATTCATTTCTTTTTGGTCTTTTATTATTTGACCCATCAAATAATTTTTACAAATGGTGCCAAAATAGGAATAGGCCTTTTTTTCTTTAGCTGGTTTGAACTTATCTATCTTTGTCATCAGGAAGGAATGTGTATCGGCATGAATTTCTTCAAAATCCATATCTTTCCTGTATAACTTATATCTTCGTATTATTGAAGATATCATTTTATCCAAAGGATCTCTTAAGTATTGATTATAAATTTTGTTTCTACCCTCAAATGTATCTTCTAATAAGAACATTCTAACGGCCATTTCTTCTGTTGTATCAAAATAATTTTCTTGTTTTGATCTTCTACCTCTTTTTTTTGTTTCATTACTTATAGAAATTCCTGAAGTGATTTCTTCGGATTTCATTAAATTTGAGGGATGTAATTTAGTTGTCTCTCGTCTTTGAAGAAATATTCTTTTTTCGCCGATTCTATCCAAAACTTAACTTCGTTTTCAGTTAATACATCGTCTCCGTTTTTATAATTCCAAAAGATAGATCCTTCTCTGAGATTGACGTGTTTATACCCTAATCTAGGGATTGTCATAATTTTAACAGAATTAAATGTTAACCTTAATAAAAATTCGTAAATAAATGTCAATTTGAAATTGGTTTTGAAACCTCCAAAATCTTCAATAACTTCCTTATTAATAACCATACCAGCTGTTTGGAAATTTTGAAAACTATGGAGAGTGTCATTAGTTAAATATCCAACTTCCTGACTAAAATTACTTGCAAATGTTGCCTCATTAGTAAATCCTGCGAACATACCTTTATCGTCAACATCAATAACAATAGGTAAGAAGGCTTTAACCTCTTTATATACTTCCATATATTTTTTTACATTATCAAACCATATGTTAGAATACTCATCGTCAAACTCAAAAAAAGAAACCCATTTTGATGCTGAATTTTCAATCCCGTAGTTTACTTGTTTGGAAAAATTAGGATCTTGAGTCCATTTAATTTTTTTAACATTAAGAGATCCAAAATCATAATCCTTTAATTTGTTTTCTAATAATTCTTCATCAGTATGAACGATTACTAGTTCATTTATTTGAACCTTTTGATTAATTAAAGAATCAATTGCCTTTTTGAAATAATCATCAAAATCCTTAGCAGTTGCAGTTTTAATTGGTAATATTACAGATACATCAATTTTATTTTCCATTTTCATCGTATTTTAATTTGTTTAATTGTTCAGTGAATGATTTTTCTCTTGTATTCAAGTAATCAGAAAATAATTCAACAACTTTGTTTTCAAAAATTTCTTTTGTCGGACTATTTTGAATTGTTTTTTCCATATTATCATATAATTCTTGGTTAATATTATCTTCTAACCAATTTTGTAAAAAGTCGGCGGTAAAATCAGGAATTTTAATATCTTCATTTACCCATATTCCATTTTCCGGTGTTAACCAATGAGGGTATAAAGACGGTATTTTACCAATTACCGGAACACCACATTTCATTGATTCTAATGGGAATGTTCCATATCCACTAGTTTCATCAATCCAAATACTTAAAAAACAATCTTTCAAATAATTTGCAAAATCATTTTCTGATAAACCTCTCATATCTCTAAAGGTCACCCATCTATATTGTGGAAATTTAAGATAAAATGATTTTATGAAGTTTATTGTTTTTCTTGGATCTCTTGAATGAACCGCAACGAAAGGTTTTGCAGGATATTTTGATTTTTCAAAAGATTCTGATATCATCGGTGTTAAAACATCAATAGAAATATTTCTCATTATTGTAGAAATGTATTCTTTTTGGAATTCAGATGTTGTAATACATTTAAAGAACCCATAATTAACCCATCCAAACCCGGGTTGTAACGTTTCTAACATATGGTCGTATGCCTGACACAATACAATTTTCCCACAAGGAAGATCTTTTAATTGTTCCATAACATAACCATAAATCTCAGGAATTAAAATAAGATCTTCAGGTGAAACCTCTAAGTTTTGACCCTCGATTGATTTATGGGGTAATTCCATATAATCCTCACTTAACCATTCGGCAACTCCTGAGTAATCAGGTTTTTCGTGTAGAATAATTGGATTATATCCATTTTTCAAAAGAGCCAATCCAATTTGATACGTGTATCTAACACTCGCCTTTGGATTACCTTTTGTGTCTTGAACAAACAAGTAAATTCTTGCTTTTTTTTCTTTTAAAGTTTCAATTGATTTTTCTAATTTTTCTATTCTGTTGTCCATATTATCAATATGATTTTATAATTTTTTTATTTAATAGTGTATTGAACGCCATTCTGAAAGGGATTGAGAGATGTTTTGCACTTTTAGATCCTAATGATTCGTCTATTTCTTCACCGGTATCCATTAATACTTCTAACATTAATTTTATTGTCTCATATCTCACAATGTTGATATGATGTTCATATGTTATACCGGATGAACCATCTACATTTATTAAAACATATTTATCAATTTCGTCCATATCAATAAAATAATGTTCGTTCATAATTTCAATCATACTCATTAATTTAGGTTTTTAATTATATTTTTGAACTCCTTAAATGATGAAATTGAGTGTTCCGTTTTAATTTCTTCGTTATATGAAGTTTCAAACTTAATAATAAGTTTATTTTTAGGATAATTCAATAATAAGTCAGGATTCGCAGTAAGTAAAATGTCTAATTCATCCCATAATGAATTTTGCGTTGAATTACTAAAGAATTTTATTTTTTCTAATAAACAACCGAATTTAGAAAGAAAAAATAATGTTGCGGGTTTTGATTTACCTATCTCATCAGACACTATTAACATGTCGTGAGATTCTCTAAAATCTAAATAGAAATCGTTTAAGTCGTTCATACTTGAAATTTCAGTTGACCCTGCATGACCAAAAATTTGCATAGGGAATTCTCTATACATAAAGTCATACAATTCTTCGTCAGATTGAAACGCGAAATGTTTTTTCAAGTTTAAAGAATTTACATCACTTAAGATTTCGTATTTAAATGGTTTTGTTAGTTGAAGTTCCGTATTACCTGAATTATCTAACTCAAAGGTTTCCACATTTACAAATTCATCTTGATAATTCTCAATCAAATGTTTTTCATAAAGTTGGGTAAACTTACCGATAGTATCCCTTAAAACTCCATTCACATCAATTGCTATTCTCATTGTTTTCGTAATTTTTTAATAGTTTTGATATTAGTGGGTTTCTAACAACGTCTTCGTCTTTAAATTGGAAGATGCCAACGTCATCTGTGTTTCTATGTTTTCTTAATGCATCCCACAATCCTGTTTGTGTTCTATCTTTGTGTCTATCAAATTGTTCCAAATCACCGGATATGAAAAACTTACTATTAAATCCTATCCTTGTCAATAGTAATTTCATTTGTGAGGGGGTCGCGTTTTGAGCCTCTTCAAAAATTAGAATAGTGTTATCAATGTTCATACCTCTCATATATGCAAGTGCAAAAACTTCAATAACATCAATTTCTTTCAACTTTTCACGAGCTTCTTTTCCAATAATTTTATTTAGTAGATAATAGGAGGGGAAAATATAAGGGTCTAATTTTTCTTCAACATTACCGGGAAGAGACCCTAGTTTTTCTTCTGCCTCAACTGCCGGCCTTACGATAACTATTTTTTCATATGGGGTTGTTGGATCTGAAAGAAGATCAACAGCCGCTTTCATAGAAATATAACTTTTACCAACACCTGCAGGTCCTGAACATATGGTTATTTGATTTTTTGTCAAAATATCATAATATATTTTTTGACTTTCTGATAAGAATTTTTCTTTTGTTTTTTTCTTTATGATTTGTGAAATTAACTCTTTTTTAGTTAGTTTGGGTTTGTATTCACCCACTTCTTCTTTTTTAACCGTTGTTCTTTTTTTTCTTTCTGTCATATTATTTTTTTAATTTTGAAAAGTAACAGAATCGTATTTTATTTTTCCGTGAGGACTCCAGTCATACGACGTATAGTTATTAGGTAAATGGTAAGACCAACATAATTTACTTATATTTTTACCATCCAATAAAACATATGGTGTTTTACCTAATGTCCAAATTACGTATGATGCTGCGGTTTCGCGACTATCAGTTTGTATTGCAAAATTTTCATTTATGGATTCTTTTAACTCTTTTTGAGGTAAAATCCAAAATCCGTGGTATGGGGCGTCCAAATTTACAAATGTTTGATTTTCAAACTTTAACGTTGGTCTGTTATATTGTAGGTTTACTAAATCTACAATATACAATTCATTATTTTTTTCCTCCAATCTTATAAATGAAGGAACGCTATGAATTTCATATAATTTTGAAAAATTTTCTATGTAATATAGGAAATTTTCATATGGTAATAGAATATCATCTTCAATATACATAAAATAATCATAATCATTTATTTTATGTAAAATGTTTTTTCTATGCATCCAAGTTAAATAAAACGGATGACCTAAATTATTATGTTCAATAATAGAAATATTTTTATAATCTGAAAAAAAATCAAATGATTTATTTGTATCTATTATAATATCCGTATTAATTTCATATTTTAAAAAATTTTCAACAACTCTCTTCAAAAAAATAATTCTTTCTTCAACAAAATGGAAAGAAATACAAACCAATAATTTTTTATCTTTCATTTTTTTTTTCTATTTTATATGATACCATTGTTGTTTTCCAACAAAACTTAATTTAGGTTTAGTAAAAATTTCATCTACCGCTTCCATTACTCCGATCCAACCTTCTGTATAATCGTCACCACATATAATTCCCCCGGGTTTAACTTTAGGTATCCAACTTATAATATCTTTTTTTACCGATTCATAATCATGAGAAGCGTCTATGTAGACAATATCAAAAAAATTATCATCATAGTTTTTTGATTCAATTATAGAATCATTTTGAATTAATTTTATATTATTTATAATAGGTTTTAAATTTTTTTTAGTAATGTCTAAATAATTTATACTTTTATCGTGTTCTTCAGAACCCATAAAATGATCTATCGCGTAATAATTAAAATTAATTTTTTTATTTATTAATTCAACAACCCATAAAGATGTTCCTCTTCCTTTGTAGACACCAATTTCTGCTATATTAATGTTTGTCTTATTTACTAAATTATCTAAAATAGTATTTAGTAATATACCTTGATCTTCAAATGTTGCCCATCCGTCTATTTCTTTGTAAAAATGTTCCATAAATTTATTTTATATTTTTGATAGTATTGTTAATCCATTATTGTTAGTTAATTTTTCTAAAACTTTCCATTTTTTTCCTTCATCGGTGTCAAGAAAATCTAAAACGGCATTCCATAATCCCTGTTTGGTTTGGGGTTTTTCTTTTACAAGGTCACTAGCCCTTTCGTATATTGATTCATCAATATATGCGAATGTTTCGGTATCGTGAAGTATTATAAACTTATTAACTTTTTTTGAATGTCTTCGCAATTCTAAACTTAATTGATTGTAAGTATGTAAAGTATCTATGAATAAAAGATCTGTTGGGTCTATTTCTATTTTTAAAACGTCTTGGATTTCAAATTTATAATTTATGTTATATTTTTTAGATAAATTAATCACTTCATCTACTTTATTATCTTTTAAGACATCATAACTGACTAATTTTTTTGGGTTAGATAATAAAAATGCCCATGTAGAGGTTACCCATCTTACACCCATTTCCGTGATTGTTTCAGAGCTATATGCATATTCCAATAATTTTGGTAAATGTTCATTAATGTCTGAAGGGGTTGAATGACAAATATTGTAAAAATTTTTAATTTCTTCCATTTTCTAAGTTTTTTTATAATAACAATTTAATATAGATCAACCAATGTGTAAAGTTTTTAATTATATTTTAATAGAAATTAACTGATTGCCGGTTATGAATTGCACTTTAAATTAAAAATTTTTTTCATATTTTCAATATCCATTTCTCTATTGTTAGTATTTAATCTGTAATGAAAGTGATCTAATGGAATTACACCATAATGATCCACAACATCAAATCTTCTTGAATTTACTATTTTTATATTGTAATCGGACAAAAGTTTTCCAACACTAACATCATCAATTAATGAGCAATCTAATTCGTTTTTGTGTTCAATCAAAAAATCAACTAAATCTCTAGATAAAAAATATCCAGATCCGGAACCGAATGTAATTCCGTTATGATTTCCTATAATGGCGGAGTAAAAATTATTTTTAGGTTTATCCTCCAAATATTCCTTTAACATTTTTTTATCAACATAAGAACTTGAGTTAGTTCTGAATATATAATCAAAATCAAAATCTCTCAACAATTCGAAACTTTTAATAGTTTTCATTGTGCAATTATGATATGATTCGGGCTCATCGGTATAAATTTCATTATTTTTTATATAACAACTAGTATCATTCCCGAAAAAATAAAAAGTATCAACATCTTCATCGTATATTGAATCCCAAGTATTTTTTTGCATTTCTAAAAATTTAGAATAAACACCTCCGTCATGAACAGAAAGAGTTAGTATTATTATTTTCACAATAAATGATTTATTAGTTGGTTTATTTCGTTATTAAACTGACTATATGGTCTAAGAGAATGGCAATCTATATAATGTTGTTGTTTTAATAATTCTACATCATATCTCCATATTGCTCTATCTATTCTTTTATCGGCAAGTCCTGACGACCATCCCCTTTTTAATTTAACTATTTTAGATTGATCGTGAAATTGATTTATTTTTTTACCAAAATATAATTCATCGGTATCCCATCCATTATTCAAACTTAATAATTTTAAACAATAATCTTCAAATGACGTATCTAAATCCAATATTTCACTAAAATATTTACCTTTGGATGCATTATAACAAATAGGAAATCTGTCTGAACCTCCGTACGCATCTGAACTAAATATTAAAAAACTTTCATTGTCGTATTGATCAATATTTTTTGTAAAATACTCTTTTGATAAAGGTAACATATCAATATCTGATGTTAAACAAACTTCATTTTGGTAGTATTTTGTAATAAACATTCTGGAAATTTGAGATTGAAATCCGGTATTAACACCTTCTATTTTCTTTATTTTATGAATAATATAATCTCCGTGATCAATTTTTTCATCTTTATCGCAAATATCAACCAAAATCGGTTTTATACCTATAAGGTTTATCCATAAATTTTTTACAATTTCCCAAAATTCGTAATATAGAGGATTTTCATTAGTGCTAACTATAGCTAAATCAATTTTCATAAAACATTTAAATAATCGTTTCCGACAGGTTTATTAAATTCATCAATTCTATCTCCAACAAATCTACCATATTCCCTTTTAATTGGAAATGGTTTTTTTTCAAAAAATTCATCGTGGGTAAATTTATCGTTTTCAAAAATTGAATATATTGTTTTTAGAAACGCTTGGTCATTACCATATTTTTTTTCTTTTGATAAAGACGAGTTATAGATCATTTGTTTTACAGGAATAATACCTGATTTAATTCCCCACATTCCTCCAAGTATACCCAAGGAATTATTCCCATATGGTATTCTATGGGCTGGATGATCTCTCATAACGTGTAATGATTTGCCAGAATTGATCCATTCATCCACGGCCAATTTTTCTCTCAAAGTTATTCTTGAATCAGAATCTCTGAATATTGCATATTCTGAGTCCGGTAAACTTTCCGCCAAAAATCTCCAAAACATACCATATAAATTTTCCGATGTGATGTCAATTACTTTAACGTCTAAATTTTGTAATTTAGAAATAGTTTCAATGGGAACTGTATTATCGTAATAAACGACCATTTGCCAATCGGGATAAATTTCTTTCCATAACTCGGCGTTTCTGATTGCACCAACATTATATATTGGTTTATCGCCCCATAAACTAAAACTCAAATATTTCATTATGTTTGGAGTAATTTTTGAAATGATTTATCAAAATCAACTTTATGAGGTTGTGTATTATGTGAGTTGAGTTGGTGATGTTGTATCAAACCTCTTGTAAGTGCAATTTTTTTATTTTTAAGTAAATAAAAAAACGAAATTGATCTTTCAAATGAATGTCCACAATAGGTATCATCTTTCATATAGTCAATCAAGGGTTCAAACCAAATCATATATTCTTCAAAAACTTGTTTTTCGAAGGTGGTGTTACTTGTACTTGACCACAACATTTCAGGATTAGATTTGATGATGTTATTTAAATTTCTTTCAAAATCTATTTTATAAGTATCTTTTATTGCGTGAAATAATTTATCGACTAACTTTCTTTCACGAATATACTGACTATGTGTTGCAGGAAAAGGGACATACCCAACCATTTGCCAATCATCATAAATTAATTTGCTTTGAATTTGAGGTAAATTTTCATTTATTACGATATCATATTCAAATAGGTTAACAAATTTTTTTGTGATTAAATTATTCTTCCAAAGAAGATACCATCCGGTAAATGCCGTAAACAAAGGATAATCCTCTAAATTTTTTTCATAGTTTCTGGCGATAATTACATTTTGTAAGTTTTCTATTTGATCTGTCGGTCTATTACCTAAGAAAACGTATTTATAATCTTTGAAATTTTTGAATTTTTGAACCAATTCAAATTCTGTGATAATTTTTTGGTCATGAGTAAATATAAAAGTTTCGCAGTCTTGATCAATCTTTGTAATATCAACAGGAAGTGAATTCTGATATTTTTCAGCAAACATTTTTCTATTGTTTTCCCATATCTCATTTGTTTGTCCTATAGAAAGATGAGTGACTCTATTATTGAAGGTTACACCAATTTTAACACCATCCAAATAATTTGGTAAACAAAATCCTAAATCATAAAAATGAAATCCTTGAATTGATTCGTCAAACTTATGTTTAATTTTTGTTTTATCAAAACTGATAAACAACCCATCAACAATTATGGTTTCTTCAATTTTATCGTTAAGATCTTTTGAATAAGTTGATGTCCACTTTTTTCCTTCGTGTTTGTGATTTACAATTCCATACATTGTTTGTGGAACTTTCCACCATTGACCGGATTTATCCAAATATTTTGTTCCCGCTAAACCTAAAATACCATATTCCGGATTTTTATTGAAACTTTTTAATAGTTTTTCACCCCAGTTTTTTGTATCAAATTCCAAATCATCGTGGCACAATACAACAATATCATATTTGGATTCATCAATTATTTCATTATAAACTTGAGATAATGATTTTTCTCCATTATTAATTTTTTCAATAATTTGAACTTCTTTATACATACAAGTTTTTTGTAGGTAATCTCTGTATTCAGGATTTGAAGTTCTTGTGCTATAACCAATTGTTATCATAAATTTAAATTTTGAATTCCTGTTGATCCAAACCCATTCTCACCCCTGTCTTTATCATCAATAGAATCTACTTTTACTAAACTAACCCAACTTCCATTAACCACCGGACACAACACCGCTTGAGCAATTTTCATTCCTTTGTTAATTACAACTTTATTTTTACTTGTATTGAATAAAATAACTTTAATTTCACCATTATATCCGGAGTCTATTGTTCCGGGAGTATTCAACACTGTTAACCCTAAATTTAACGCCAAACCACTTTTTGGTCTAATTTGTATTTCATTTCCATCAGGAACATCAAATTTTAAACCTGTGGGAACTAAACATCTATCTAAAGATTCTAACTCAATATCAATTGTTGAGTATAGATCAAATCCCGAATCGGATGGATAGTTGTATTCAGGTTCAACCGAATCCTCTGAAATCATTTCAAATCTTAATTCTTTAGTAGGGTGATAGTTTTCAAAATCTTGTTCCATAGCGTCTATGTCTACACCTAAATTTTTTAACATATCATTTATTTTTTCTTGAGAGAATTCTTCATTCTCAAAAAATTTGTAAACATCTTCATTTTTCATATTACTCTAAATTTTTAAGTTTTTTAATTATGTGTATTAACACTTCAACATCTTTTTCGCAGTATTCTGTGATTTCTTTTAATTTGTTTTCTTCCCAATATGCGTTATGAACTTTATCCCCGGTAACTTCACCATCTTTAGGTGTTGGTATGTCAAGTGTTGAACATAATAAATCCAATGATCCTATTGAGGTGTAAGCCCCATATTGCCATATTTCTTTCGTATCAATCGCTTTAATCTCCCAAGGTTTTGTGTCGTATGAAGGTAGAATGGATGGTGGCATAAATCCGTTTATAATCATACGTTTTGCTAGCATTGGTATGTCAAAGTTTTTTAGATTATGACCACAAAGATGGAAATCTAATTTACCACATCTATCCAGTAGTTTTTGACAATCTTTTAACAATTGTTTTTCATCATCACCGGAGAATGTTTGTTTTTTTATCTCATCTTTATCTGTAACAAATGCAACGCTAACACAAACTATTTTTGAAAACTCAGGAACAAGAGCCGCCCTTTTAACAAAAATTTCATCTAAAGACAATTCTGAATCTTCAGGAAATCTTTTTTGAAACCAATCAATATATTTCAAAAATTGTTCTGCAACTTTTGGATTATTTTTTTTACAATCTTCGTAGTTTTTGCAACCACCAACAGTTTCAATGTCTAAAAATAAAATTTTTGTTAAAGGAATCTTAATCATTTAATTTATTTTACAAGTGAACGATACCATTCAGCTCTATCTTTGGTTACTTTATTAAGATCATATGTGTCTTTAACTGTTTCATATAATCTTTCACCCATATCGGTTATTAAGTTAGGATTCTTCACCAACTTTTCAATATACTTCGCCCAATCCGAGTGATTTCTGTTTTCGTCAACCAATAAAGCGTTTCCGTCCACAAAATTACCATTTTTTAAGCAATGTGTCAAATCTATTGTGTAAGGACCTATGTTTGAGGCAATCAATGCTTTTTTATAGAACCCAGCCTCAATCACTTTTAATTGGGATTTCATTCTATTAAAAATGTGATTTTTGATTGGTGACAAAGATATATCAAACTTAGAATAATTTTTAGCGTATGAAGTTACTGGTCTTGTCCAAACTCTTAAATAATTTGTTTTTTCAGCACCATCATATTCTTCTTCTTTAAATTTTTTCAAATACTTGATGTAATCTTCAGATAATCCGTAATAATTGTCTGTGACTATTTGTTCATAATTGGCCCAAACTGTTTCTTCAGGTTTGATTGGTCTTTGTTTTTGTTCGCCTGTTTGTTGATTTATTTCAGTCACAGTCCCTCTTGTATCAAACCCACATAATACAAATTGAAGTTTATCTCTCAATGAACTTATTTTTGACATTGAAGGTTTCATAAGTTCCAAATCGTGCAAATGAGAAGACCCCCCTAACCATCCAACTCTAATAAGATCACTTTGTGTTGTAGGTTCCTTAAATTGAGATTCGTTAGGGTTTATTGCATTTGGAAAAATGAAAACACTTTTATTGAATTTTGATATTTCATCAGCAAATAATGTGGTTGTTGTTGTAACAAATTCCGCCTCTTTAAGATTGGCAACAATCTTTTCGTTTATTTTATTTATTCTTATTATATCGTGAATTGGATGTTCTTTTGTTGGAAGCCAATAGTCATCAATGTCAACAATGGCCTTTATACCTTGACTTTTAAACCAATTTAAAATGTTTGGTGTGTTTTCATAGGTATGTCCAATATTTCTGTGAATGTGAACTATTTGATAGTTCTTCCAATAATTTGGGTCATTTAATTTTGGTTCGTAATCAATATCTACGTGAAATTCATCGGGATACATATTTTGTAAGAATATGTGGGGATCTACGGAGCGAAATTTACCAACTCCTGTTCTGTCTGATGGTAAAACTAATACATTAATTTTTGTCATTCTTTTTTTATTAAGAATAACAAATTTTTGATATTAAAGAAATAATTAGGAAACTTTTTTTATTTTTGTGATCTTACCTTCAAATACATGTTGACCAACTCTCAATGATAATACTTCATTTGTTTTTGAAGTTGATTCACTAATTAAACCATTTTCTTTTAATACTTCTTGAACAACCTCTTTTAATAACTTTCTTAAATCAGAATTATTATTTAAGTTATTAGTCTTTGACTCTGTAGTGGTTATTTTTTTTGCAGGCTCAAAATTAGGTTTACTTGTTCCCATTAATCTAGATGCTTTTTCAATTAATTCATCCGACAATACTGATCCGGAATTAACTAATGGGTTAGTTGCAGCTATTGGATTTTCAATCATCAATTTTTTTATTTCATCAGGTAATTTGGATTTCATTATTGAATCACTTGTCACCTGTTGGTTGGTGTTTCTT